AGAAGTTAGAACATCAACTCTTGATTTTGGTGATGTAATTAAACGTGCCAAAAATATTCTTGAGTTGGATAACCCTGCCGAGATGAACTACAAGTTAAATACTTTGGCATTGAAAGCAGGATATAGAGATCAATCATCTTTAGAAAAACTTATTGTCGATCAGATTCAATATGAAAGCCAAAAAGGTATTCTTGATATAGCTGATCTTTTCGCCTTAGATATTCAGAGGGAGTACTTGATACCTGATATTCTTCCTACTCCTTCAGTTGTCCTTATTTATGGTGCTGGTGGAGATGGTAAATCTATGAGTGCTTGGACTATGGCAAAACATATTGCTACTGGAGATCCTTTCCTAGTTAGAGGTAGTAAAGTTCCCGTAGATCAAGGTAATGTTTTGCTATTGAATGGCGATCAACCACTATCTCAACTAAAAGAACAATTAGAAGAAGTTAACTTTCCTATTGAAAGCAACGTAAAGATTCAAACTGATTGGCAGCTACAAAGATACGCTCAGTTTATTAAGTTGATGCAAACCTATACACCAAAGTTAGTTGTTATTGACTCTCTAATTGGTTGTAGCGGTGGTAGAGCTTTTGATGAAAATAAATCAGATTTTGCTCAACCTTTGTATTGGCTTACCAGAAATAACGGAGTTCTCTTTCCAAGAACAACAATTCTTATAATTCATCACGCTAACAAAAATGGTGGATTTAGGGGAACATCAGCTATCAGAGATGCTGTTGATGAAACTTGGAAATTATCTAAACCGACCCAAGAACAAATCAATAAGGTAGGTCGTAATAGCAGATTCATCACTATCGAAAAATCTAGGTCAGGAAGAATGGGTACTCAAATGATAATGAAGATGAAAGATGATCTTACCTTTGCTATTGCTGATTACACTCCTGAAGTTTCTGCTGATTCTGGATCTCCTACAACTGTTCAAGATAAAGTTCTTCAAAAACTAAGAAAAATACACCCAGAAACTTATACCATAAATCAAATGATCCACGATCCAATGGTTGATGGTAAAGATGCTGCCATAAGAAAATCGTTCCAAAGATTAATTAAAAAAGGTCTTATTGAACTTATAGAAGATGATAATTCTAATAAGTCTTATAGAGCAGTCCT